CGTTACCAGCAGCAGCATCAAATGTGAAAGTCTGTTCGGGATAAGTAGCAGTTGTTACAACACCAGCAGTAGCATCTTGATTAATTTTCCACTGCCCACCATTTAGGAGAATACCATACTGTCCAGTATAATCGTAACGTGATTCTGTACGGTTGTTAATACAAAGAGGATACCCTGTATTTACAGTTTGTCCATACTGGTTTGTGTTACCATCTTGGTATGGTTCATAGTATGCAGTTGCACTAGGCACGTCTGCTTCTGCAGGAGTGGTGTCAGTAGTGTAAAGCTTAAGAATTAGATCCCTTGGTGCATTGTCTTCTCTGTCCAAAACAAAGTTGTTCTGGTTCACGAGATAACGAAGTGACTCAAGTTCGCCAATATTAGGTACTAGCAGTGCCATTTAATTTGTCTCCGAAAATCGTTTGTGTTGCTTGCTTACGTTTATTTATAAAATAATCGTCCCTCGATTATTTATCAAAGGTAAACTTTAAGAGATAACATGAATCTCCTGATCTGGTTTACCTGATCAACTCGGAACCGTAGCATATCCCCAGCTATTAAATCTTTATCCCAACTAGTTAAAACATCACCAGATGCTTTCAAGTTTCCATTAATCTGTGGTTTATCACCACCACATATAGTTTGGAAGTTAGGGAAATCGTTAAATGTACACTTCTGTACATCCATAATAAGAATACCAACAACATCTGAAGTTAGTGTCCACGACTGGATTCTTCCAGTTACATCTATTTGTAGTTCACCTTTCTCTCCTGTGTTCATATCTACAGAACCACTACCATAAACAAAGTTAATTGTTCTAGTAAGATCTGCAGTTGTTGATTGAGCAACAGTAAAAAGCTTGTCTCCAGCAGTAGGTGGAGTTGGGAATATTATCTTACTCCCACTAACAGTATAATCTACTCCTGGATGTTGAAGTAACCCATTAATAGAAACAATTAACTGCCCTTCATTTGTTGGAAAGTATGCAGTTCCATCTTCTGTTAGGTCAAATTCAACCTTAGTTCCATCAAACTGGGAAGTAAAATCATCAAGAACCTTATTGTTATTCTGCAAATATTTTGCAGGAATATCATAATTTACACCAACTGCAAATTTCTTTTTAGCCTCAGAAACTATATTATAGTTTTGAGATTTTACTGATACGTTATAGGTAGGCATCAGGAAACTCCAGGTGTTACTTCCATTATTCCTTCAATAACTCTAGACTTAGTACCTGAAGGTGCAGTCAAGAGAATATCATAAACATACCTTCGAGCTTCCAAAGTAGTTGATGTAGAATTAGGAAGGGCTATTGATAATTGTCCGTTATATCTATCTGGAAAGTCAACTGTAAAGTCTGTTGATGTAGATGAAGTAAAACTCTTCTTCAATTTCGCTACAGCACTATAACCAGTCAAATTTAACGGTGTTGTATTCGCTTCATTCTGAATATTAAAGGTCGCACTAAAGTCGGTTCCTCTCTCACAAATTAAATTTATTGGTATAGCAGCCATCGTACATACAAAGAACCCCTCACTATTTAGCGAGGGGGAACTTTGTTATTCAGTTGGAGGTGCTTCAGGTGTCTCCGTTTCTGGTACTGGTAGTGGTTCAGCATTAACCTCACCAGTTAGAATACCAAGAGTTTCTAGTCCACCCTGAAGTTTTGTACGATACTCTCTAAGACGAATAAGTTCTGTCTCTGCCTTAGAAATTTTCTCGTTAGCATCAGAAAGTTGTTTGGTAAACTCCTCTCTCAATGCAGCTGGTTCCATAGGAGCAGCCTTTGGTGTTTCAGTCATAATAAGTGATCGATCTTACTTATTTATTATAGCACGAACCATCGCTTTTAGCTCAGCGAGTTCGGATTTTACCATCTGTAGTTCCACATCAGAATACTTTGCTCGAGCTCTCGCAGCTCGAACTTGCTCAAATGCTTTCTTATCCTTATTAATTATAGCACCAGTATTCGAGTCTCTATAGAGACTGTCCTCACCTTCTACCTGTATATCCATTAGAATGCTGCTACTGCTCTAATATCTTGTAGTTTAGGAACATATGATGGGTTGTCGGAATTCATAACAACCTTAACTGCGAATGAAGTAAACTCAGGTAAGTTAGAGATACTAAATGGAATCTCTTGATATGAATCTTGCTTCTCAAAGAGACCAGAGATTTCATTCTCTGCAGTAGCAGCTAACTCAATATCAGCTTTACCATCTACATTAAAGAACTTCCATTCAAGATCATCAAAATTAACTTCACTTGATTCTTCTTTAATCTTATAGAGTATCTTGATATCATTGATGTTTCTTACATTAGCAGTAAGCTTAACATCAATTGATGTACCAGGATTATCTAAAGAGATCTCCTTAGTAACATACTTAGCAATACCAGATGTATTCTTGGAAGAATCTTCAGAAACATATCCTACACCATTTTTCAATGCTGCAGTTTTTACTTCCCACCATGTCTCAGTATTAGCATCTTGACCAACAAACTGAAGCTTATCAGTAACTCTGAATATATCATTCTGTTGATCTACAGGATCTTTCTTCCTATCAAAGACAGAATTAGTTGTTACCTTGGAAGTAAAATCATTGCTAATAGGTTGCTTGTTATTAAACAAAGTCAATTCATGAGTCTTAGTATCCCACTCAACAACTACACCACTAATCTTATCAAGATATAGATCATCACTGGTATCACTAGTAGTTACCTGTTGTTCATTATATCCATTAACAGTTGTACCTATAGTAAATGATGGTGATTTAACAGTAGATCCAGCATTTGTAATCTTTACTGTTTCACCATTCAAGGCTGTATCAGTTCCAAATGTTAACCATTCTGATGCTTTAAATTGTCCTTCATTGGTTACCTTTACAGTTACTGTATTTGTACCAGCATCCCAACCAAGAACCTTTCCAGCACCACCAGCAAGATTTGCAATCTCTGATGTGTCTGTATTAGTCTTAGAATTTATAGTCTGACCAACTGTTACAGTAGCTCCACTATGACCTGTTATTGCAAATGTAACTATAGGATAAAGAGTTAGAATCTGGTTTCTTCTACCATAACGATTCTCTGATCCTACAGGATTTTCAATTCTATTAGATATAGTCTTAACAGAACTAGTCCTAAGATCAATAACAGGAGAAAGTGTTGATGTAGTAGATGAAAGATCTAACTTATAAACAAGAGAATTTGTAATATCATTTCTTAGTGCGTTAATTCTAGAAGCTAACACTTTCTGGTTTATAAAGAAATGTTCTTGTTTAATGAATGTCTTCTCATAATCAGATTGAGAATAAGAAGAATAGTTAACAGGACCACTATCTACAGGAACTATATTAGTTGTTTTAACAGTAGAATCAATCTTTGTTTGTGGGAATGAGAGATATCCAATATCAGCATATAATTTCTCGAACTTCTTATTGAGAGAAATCAATCCATTCAACCCACCACCGATAGCATTCGAGCTTGCATTAGTTGCAGATACAATATTAAATGTATCAACACCAGAGTTCTCAACTGTAAACAATGTAGTATTCAAAGAAGATGCTGAAATACCACCAGTCTCTGTAAGGTTCTTAAAGAACGCAAATGACTTACCACTATCTTCAAATCCATGATCTCTATGTGTAACTTCAAGATACTTATTATTTCCTCTGAATCTCTCTAAAGTAGCACTACTACTTGCTTCTGCACTTGTACGCACAGAACTACTATCCATAGTTTCGTAACCTAAGTTATCATTTGTTAACATAACACTAGCAGTTCTAGTAGTATCAAACTCTGCTCTGTTAAGCTCGAACTTAATATCTTCCTTGAGGTTCTCTGTCCAAGAATCTACGTTCTGTGATCTATAAACAGATCCTAATCCAGGTTGTACTGTAACAGTTCCTGAACCTGCTGGTTCTCCTACTTCAGAAGCCCAAACTTCATAATCAGTAGAATCAGTCTCAATAACAAAAGCATACTCTGTATCATTCTGTAAATATACAGGATGATCAAACATAAAGTCAGTTGCTACACTACCAGCAACATCAGTTACTAGGTTAGTTGCTACACCCATTCTAACAGCAGGTGTATCAATATCAACAACTGCCTCTACAGCAGCACCAGCATTACCAGATCCAGTTCCAGCAATAACAATAGAAGGAGCACTTGTATATCCAGAACCAGATATAGAGACTTCAGCATTGAATAATTTACCACCAGAGATACCTAATGTACCAGTTGCAGTAGTACCACCTGGTAACTGTGGACTCTCGATAGTCATTGCTGCACTATCATAATTAGATCCAGCACCAATAACTCTAAGATCAGTAAGTGATCCAGAATCCTTAGCAATCGTAACAGATATTGAAGTGTTATTTGTATTATTCGCTAATGTTATTGATGGAGCAATAAGCAATTCTCCTGATTGGAAAGAACTACCATTGTTATTAGAAAGAACAAGTGTATAAACCTGATCTGCTGATACTGGAATCTTATCTGCAGCTCCTGGTAATACTTCAATACCAGTCCTATCAAAGATTTTAAATATAGGTCCAGTAGCACCTGATATTTGTCCAGTTACAATCTCACCAACCTCAAGAGATGTCTCTTGTGATACATAGAACTTCAACTTTGTTTCAGGAGAAATAGTCTTCTCTGTACCAGGAACAATATAACTTCCTGGCTTACCACTTACTGTATTGGTAATATAAGTTCTTACTGGAACCTTAGATGCTTTCTTATTAAAGTAAAGATTCAATCCAGTAACAAATACACCACCATCATATCCCTCAACCTTAAATGTTTGTGCTAATGGACTTGGTTTCTTCTGTGTACTTGTATCAAGATCAACAATCTGCTTACCTTCATTAGACTTGAGGTATGCAGGTAATGTTGAAACAATACTACCAGGATTAGCAGGTAGTATTCCAGTAGGATAGTATTTAACTTCAGTGTATGTTTCTACAGTGTCTTTATGATCATCTGTAGAACTCGAAGTAAATCTAATTGTTTTCTCACCAGTTGTGAATTGTAACTGCTCAGAACTGGTATCATAACTTGTATTGTAGATATAGTTGTTCCAAGTACTTCCTTGTGTTGGAGCATATCCATTAGGTATTATAAGTAAACCACTAGCATTACCACCATCATCAGTGATGATTGAAGCACCGAATGTTGATAGTGAGTTACCAGGTATTCCTGTAAATCTTAGATCAGGATTAGCCCATCTACTAACATCTCTTCCCTCTAGGAATGGATATACTCTAGTATTAGGCTTCATCCTACGAACAGTAAACTTAACTGCTTTAGATCTAGCAAATTGTTGTAATGATGTAGCAACAGCAGTCTCACCAACTAACTTCGTATTAATACCTTTACCAGTCTCATTATTCTGTGGACTGATATTAGATGAACTTGCTACATTAGCAATCTTAACTGTAGAGGATACTTGATCTGAGTTAATATCAGAAAGAGGTCCAATATTAAAGAAGTTCTGATTAGATCCAACCCAGTTAACTGCGTAGGAATTATACAAGCTTGAGTAAGCATCACGTACATTACCCTTAGCAAGGAATATAGTATAGAGTTGTGTATTGTTATCAGATATTAAAGGAGCATCTGTATTTTCATACCATGAGTCTACAGGTGTATCTAAAGATGCATCACCAACATATTGAATAACCACAAATGGATTTGGGTTAATAGTCTTAGTAGCAAAGTTATTGCTTAGTAATTGTAGGTTACTGTATGGAAGAGTGATAACATCTCCAGTTCTCTTATATCCAGAAACTACCCTTTCATCTTCTTTTGTATTAACCTCAATTAGATCAAAGGAATCTTCTTTAGACTGAGCTCTCAATACAGATTGCTTTGTATCAATAGAACACTTATAATCAATTGACTTAAGGTTACCTACCTTATGAGTCTCGAAGTTATCTACAACAAATCCACTCTTATATCTTTCAAGTCCTATATCATCCTTGATCTGCATATTTAATGCTTGCTGCTCAAGAACACTAAGGAGTGTATAGTACTCTAACCTTTCAACTCTCTTTTCTAACTTACCAATATCCCTCATGGTATAACGCTTGTTATCCACAGGTATAACCCTTACATCTTTACTTGTAGTAGTATATGCAGGTACATAAAGATATGTTAAAGGTATAGCATCATCAATAGTCTCTGGTTTTGATGGGTTGAGTGATGAGTTACCTTCTTTAACAATAAATTCACCCTTCTTAGTTAAGAAGATACCATCAATTCTATCAAGATATTGATTCTGGTAGAATGAGATAGTATAAGAAAGATTTGAATCTGACGCTGGACAACTAGAAACAACACCACCACTACCAGTAAATGCATTAAAGGCAGACTCTGTATAAAGAGACTTATCTTGGAATCCAGTAATGGTAGCATCTGTATCAACCTTTGGTCTAAAGTCAATAACATCTCTTAGATTGGTTATACCATATACAGATGAGTTGAATGTAGGAATCTCATCAGCAGAAACACCTGCCTCATGTACATAAGAATCAACTACACAGAAGTCACCTTGTGAGTGATCAAAGTAATCAAATGATGCTAGTAATTGACCAGTAGGTAGATCAAAACCAGGTTTAATAACAATACGAGATACATCATATAAAGTATCACGTTGACCATCATCAAACGTAAATCTGCTAGTAACATCAGTACCAGTAATAAGATTACCAGCACTATCTACATTTGGAGGTGCAGTTGCAGAACCTTCATAAACGTAGTTGAGTTTAATAACATCAGAATATGATACTGCATTAATTTCAGATGCATTAATATCCTGTCCTCTTAAAGGAAGAATCTTATCACCAGATGGAGTAATAACAATTTGCTTATTCCTAACAACAGTCTTTAATCTAGGTCTAGACTTAGTGATCTCTAATGTTGCTGTAAGCTTAAGTGTTGGATAATCAGAACCACCTGAGAGTGCACCGAAATAAGTATCGGGTAATTTAACACTAACACTACCAGCAGTTAATCCAGATGCAGTATCAGTAGATGTTGCAACATCAACAGCAGAAGCTGGAACATATACAATATCCCCAGTTTCTACAGCAGTAGCATTTCCTTTCTTAAGAACAGTAAGGATGAAGTTATTTTCTCTAAACTCTACAAACTTCTGTGTACCAAATTCTAACTGTGCTTTAAATGTTAAAGTTCCACCAGTAGCAGATGAATCTAGAACAAAATCTTTTCTTTGGAAGTACTTAATAGCAGTATCATCAACATTCTTAACCAATGATTTGATCTGCTTACTACCAGTTGGGAATATTAGAGTAGATTTAGATCCATTCTCAATCTTTGGTCTTACTCTTAGTACAGTTGTACTACTCACAGTAGAAGGAAGTAATGAATCTACGTAGATTCGTGATTTCTTAGTACCTTCTGGTTTAGTTGCTTGCTGTACTATTGCCTGAATAAGGTTGTTGTTTCCGTCACTGAATTGAATTAGATCTCCCTGTACAAGACTCTTTGATGCGTCACCACCAAACCCTGTACACTCAATATACTGGTTACCCTCTACACCACTGAAAGTAAAGTCAGTTATAGTAGTACTAGTAACATACTTCTCTCTAAACAACTCAACATCACTGGTGAACAGGTTAGGTGCTTGAGCTCCTACAGGTGCTACACCAAACCTAGACCACATAGACTTAACATTCTGTGGTGTGTATGTTTGTACAACATTCTTAAACAATACAGGACGTATTACTGCATCATCACCTGATGTATGAGCACTAGCAGTAGTCTTAGCAACTACTACTGGAGGTGCTGAGTAGGTATTAGAAAGACCATCTCTATTAATAATTTTTGCGTTAGCATACCCTCCACTACCACTTAATTCGGAAGAGATAACAGATGTATCATATGATACACCATCTATAACTAGAGTATCTAATGCACCATAGTTCGCACCTCTATTATCAATAACGAAGTGAGATATAGTATTCTCTCTAGCAATTCTTAAAGAATTACCAGCTTCATCAAATATAGTCTCTCCTTCAACAAATTCTCCATTAAGAACCTTACAATAGATTCTATTACCAGAAGATAGAAGACCTTTTGGCGATCCTTCTACAACACCATAAGCACCACTCTTACTACCAGTAATATACTTACCAGACGTAAACGTAGCATCAGCGATATCGCTATCTACAGTTATCTTAGTTAAGAATGTTGGATTGAAATACGACATCTTAAAGGTCGTATTGTATTTGCTTGTTCCAGCAATTCTTCCTTTAGAGAGAATAGTATCAGAATCTGGATTAAATCCAACTCCTCTTTCTTGTAGATGGAAGTCCTTAGGCTTAGCAAGTCCTATTGTAGGAACAATCATCTCACTATAAGAAACTATATGACCAAATATCTCACTTGCAGTTTCTAACTCTGCCGCATTCTCAGTAAAATATAATCTTGTTCTCTTATCATTACCACCATCAGTAGCAGAGTAATCTCTTAAATGAGTATCTACAATATCTCTAGGACCAACAAATGTAAATTCAACATATGCAGAACTTCCTTTAAACGAAGCTGGGAAGTCAGCATTAGAACCATTAAACTTAGAATATGCAAGAGACGTAATCTCTACTGAAGCATTAGCATTACCTGCACCACCCTTTCTTACCCAGAAGCTTCCATGTGTTGTCTCCCATGAAGAAGGTACTATGTCTGCCCAAGTCTTACCACCTGCAGTCGTAGTTATTTCAACAATCACAGTCTTGATTGCTACATCAGAATCATATGTAAATGCTCTTCTCTGACGAGTCTGTTTATGTGAAGCTATTACCTTACCATCAGTCTTATCTTCTGTACTATTAAGACCTAATGATCCATCACCAAATGTACTATTAAGATATAATGTTGGATATGATGTTAACTCAGCATCAAATGAATTTAAAGGAACTGAATTATAAGTGTTAGTTAGATAGAAGCTTGCAAGACCACTGTGCTTAAGAGTTATATTATCTCTCTCAAGTGATTCTCTAGATTTGTTAACAGTTAGATACTTACTCTCTTTATTAACAATCTCATAACCCTTAATATAAGCTTTACCAGCCCCAATTGATGCAATCATCTTTTGAGATGCATCAGTAAGACTTAAACCATTAACTAACCCGTCAACACCTACACCATAAAGACCTTTGTTATTATCTTTCTGATAATACTCTCTTAATTCTGTTGGGAATGCTTCAACAACATAATCACCAGACTCATCAAATGTTCTTCTTGCTAGAGTCTCTTCAATTACATTGTATTCTGCCTGTTTTACCTTTCTCTGTACAGATCCCTTCTTAACTGTTAGAAGTTGTATGAAATTGCTATCTGTAGAAGCATTATAATCATACTTAACTAATCCTAAAGTAATTGATAGTCTATGAGCACCAGGAGCACTAAAGTTTGCAAACCCTCTTGCCTGATCATAAAGTGTTCCGTCCTCTTCAGGAGTTACTAATGTCTCAGTGATCTTAAATCCAACTTTAGCAGATGGAATATTAATATATGGTTCAAGAATGATGAGCTCAGCATCATTACGAACAAAATGTCCATTAACAAAGTAAATACCTTCTTCTACCTGTACAGCAGAAGCAAATCCCATTGCTGTGCTTGTGTAAGAGGTCTCTACGTCAGTATCAGGATCCTTTAGGGTAATAGAGGTAGGTAGAACACTTCCATCCGTTCCAACCACCATAAGAGGTGTATTAACTCCATCTACAACTTCTAGAGTCTCACCTTGTCTAAAAGTAGACTCATTATTAGAATTACCACTACTTGTGTAGTTCACATATAGTGTATCAGAAGTTGTTGTAGTACTATATCTAGTAGATACAATTGTACCAGTAACACCAGACGTGATGCCTTTTAACGTCTGACCTACTAGTTGCTTAATATCATACTTTTTGAAGACAATGTTACCTCCCTCTGATACTGCGACTTCAGTAACAGAAGAAAGTTTAACGTAATCTAGTTTATTGTTTAATCCTACTTCACCAGGAATAACCAGATCACCTTGTTTAAATTGTTTACGTCCAAAAGATTCAATCTGATTTTGTAAAACAGATTGAAGTTGAGTTAGTTCTCTCGCTTGTATTGAGTAACCAGGTCGAAAAAGAAGTCGATAAAAATTCTTAGACGCACTGTAGTCATCATAGTATGGACTTACATTTAGATTCGTCTTTTGTGGCATCGTAAACCATTAGCTAACATGGAAGATTAGAATT